TTGATACCTCTGATACTGATTTAGGAATCAATAGAACAAATACTGGACTATTCCCACCACTCTTTATTAATACACAAAAAACTAATACTGGAAATATAGCCAAAGGTACTTATAACGTTCCATTTGAGATGGCTATTCCAAACTTCAATAGTATGGCTCCAACTGGAACTAATATCAACGCTTCTATTAGAACAACTTCTGGTAAGAGTATTGATGGAATTGAAGCTTCATTTGTTGATAAAGGATTCCAAAAAATATCACTCAATAGAGAGAATTATTTTGATAGTCCAAGAATTGTCGCTTCTAAGACTAATGAGGATGCTCTTTTAGGAGATCTCCCAGGAAATAAGTCTTTGACTATGAATCTAAATCTTGTTTCTGAGGATTCAAGATTAACTCCTTCTGTTGATTTAGATCAAGTTGCAGTAGTATTTGTTTCTAATAGAGTCAATTCACCAGTATCTGACTGGGTAAATGATTACAATGTTAAGACAACAACTGATGATCCTAACAGATGTTTCTATGTAACTAAGACTATCAATTTGGAGAATCCAGGCACTTCACTACAAGTTTACTTGGACGCTTATATCAGCAGTTACAATGATGTTAGAGTATTCTACGCTCTTAACCAAAAGAATAGGGTTGATGAAGTTATCTTTACTCCTTTCCCCGGATATGGAAATATAGATAATAGAGGTGATATTATTAGTACCTCTGGTAGTAGTGGATTGTCAGATACTAAAGTTGCTAAGACAGACGTATTTACAGCCAATCCTGGATTGAATCTGTATAGGGAACATAAGTTTACAGCTAATAATCTTCTACCATTTGATTCATTTAGAATCAAGATTATAGGTACAAGTACAAATCAGGCAGTTCCTCCTCAGTTTAGAAATCTAAGAACTATAGCACTAGCATAATGACATTAATACCAGTAAAAGGGATGGAGGGTTTCTTTAGAGATACTGAAACCCAAGCTATAGTAAATAAAAATAATTTAGCTTATCAGTCCTACGTTCAAAACAGAGATAAACTTCTTTCTGATAAAGAAAGAATTGATAAGTTAGAAAATGAAATAGGTGACATTAAGAGTATGATTCAGATCCTTATAGACAAGTAAAATGGCTAATAATACTATCACTTTTGACCCCAATTCTGGGGTTGCATATAATGTAAATTTGGTTATTAATAGTGGGGCTGATTTTAAGTCCAGTTTTAAAGTTGTAAGTCCCAATAAGGATAATTACAACTTCACTGGATATAGTGGATCTTCTCAGATGACTAAATCAGTATCAGTTGGTTCTAGTGCTTATCCAAAAGCTACCTTTACTGTAGGATTTACCAGTGAGGCTGATGGTGAATTTGATGTGTCATTAGCGTCCACACTTACCAGAACATTAAATCAGGGAAGATATTGGTATGATGTTTTAGTGAGTTCTGGTTCAACCATTTATAGAATTGCTGAAGGAAATATCCTGGTACAGGGGGGAGTATCTTCAGCACCATAAATATAAAAATAGTAGTAGTATCATAACATGGCACAGCCTGCTTCAAGAGAGGAATTTAAGAACTATTGTTTAAGGCAATTGGGAGCTCCTGTGCTGGAAATTAATATTTCTGAGGAGCAATGTGAGGACTTAATTGATGACGCTTTACAGTATTGGCATGAGAGACATTATGATGGAGTATCACAAACTTATTTAAAGTATAAGATTACTCAAGAAGATATTGATAGAGGTAAGGCTAATACAGATAATCCAGCTGGCATAACCACTACAACAGTTAATACTACTGTTGGGGTTACTACTCAATTCAATTTTGAAGAGAATAGTAATTATCTTCCTATTCCATCTGATATTATTGGAATTACTAAGATTTTTCAGTATGATGAAGCTTCATCTATTAGTAGCGCTAACATGTTTAGCTTTAAATATCAGTTATTCTTAAATGATGTTTATCATTGGGGAACTACAGATTTGTTGAGCTACACAATGGCTATGTCTTATCTGGAAACTATGAATTTTCTTTTGAATACTCATAAGCAGATTAGATTTAATCAAAGAATGGATAGGTTGTATATTGATGTTAGATGGACAGAAGTAAAGGTAAATGATTATCTTGTCATTGATTGTTGGAGGGCTTTGAGTGGTGATTCATTCACTGGTGTATGGAATGATTTCTTCCTTAAGAGATATGCTACTGCTTTGATGAAAAGGCAATGGGGTATGAATCTGATTAAATTTACTGGTGTTAAACTTCCTGGTGGTATTGAATTTAATGGAAGACAAATCTATGATGATGCTGAAAAAGAAATAGACAGCATTAGAGAAAGTATGCTCAGCACTTATGAACTCCCACCTTTGGACCTTATTGGTTGAGGTAAGACATGGTACTCAATTCCTATTTTTTACAAGGTTCTAAAGGAGAACAAAACCTACTCCAATCTCTCATCAATGAGCAGATTCAGATGTATGGAGTAGAGGTATATTATATCCCCAGAAAATATATCACCAAAAATACTGTAATTAAAGAAGTAGTAGAATCAACCTTTGATGATGCTTATCCCATAGAAGCTTATGTGGATAATTATGATGGTTATGGTGGACAAGGATCTCTTCTTTCTAAGTTTGGTATTCAAGAATTGGATGACTTAAATTTAGTCATTTCTAGAGAAAGATTTGAGACTTATATTAGTCCATTGATGAAGAATCTTTCTAATGTTGAATTATATGATAGACCTAAAGAGGGAGACATAATTTATTTCCCATTAGGTGATAGATTATTTGAAATTAAATATGTTGAACATGAACAACCATTTTATCAATTAAAGAAAAATTATGTTTATCAATTAAGATGTGAACTCTTCAGATATGAAGATGAGGTCATTGATACTGGTATAGAACAAATTGATGATGAAATTGAACAGGTAGGTTATATCCAAACCTTAACTCTTATAGGATCTGCTTCTCAAGCAACAGCTAGTGCATCTTATTGTGCTAGTGGGGGAGTTAATAAGATCTATATGACCAATATGGGTAGTGGATATACTTCCCAACCTGTCATAGGATTCTCCTCAGCCCCCTCTGGAGGTATTACTGCTATTGGTATTGCTTCTATTAATCAGACATTTATTAATTGTGATGGTACTGAAGAAGGTGGAAAAATTGATGATATTTATATAACCAATGCTGGTTGTGGTTATACAGTTGCTCCTTGGATTACTATAGGTATTGGAACTCAAAGTGGTGGTGGTGCTGGAGCTGCTGCAACAGCAGGTATTTCTACTGGTACTGTTGGGGTTGTCACATTAACAAGTCAAGGTTCTGGATATACTACTTCTCCGTCAGTAACATTCAGCACTCCTCCTAGTGGTATTAATACTGCTCGTGGATATGCATCTATAAACACCGCTGGCATTGTTACATCATTGTATATTACCTACGGTGGTATTGGATATACAGGAAGTCCTACAATTACCATTGATGCTCCTGGATCAACAGGAATTGGAACAGGTTCTTATAATTATAATGAAGTTGTTACTGGACAAACTTCAGGCACCACGGCAAGAGTTAGGAAGTGGAATTCTATTAATAACAATCTTTCAATTGCAACTATTGATGGAACCTTTATCAGGGGTGAACAAGTTCTTGGACAAGATTCTGGAGCTGTTTATGTTATTGGGTCTACAAATGTTTATGACACTGATAGAACCAATGTTGAGGGTACTTTAACTACTACTCCATTTGCAGACAATCAGAATATTGAATCTGAGGCGGATCTAATTATTGACTTCTCAGAAACCAATCCATTTGGTATGCCATAAATAAAATGTTAAATAGATGTAGTATAGGTATAGATTAATGTTTGAGTATTTCTATAATGAGGTCTTTAGATCCGTTATTATTGGATTTGGTTCTATTTTTAATGGTATAGAAGTTAAAAAGGATTCTGGAGATATTAGAGTCCCTTTAGCTTATGGTCCTACACAAAAGTTTCTTGCTAGAATGCAGCAAGAAGCTGATTTGAATACTCCAACTCAGATGACTCTTCCTCGGATGTCATTTGAGTTCTTGGGTCTTCAATATGATTCTAGTAGGAAATCAACCCAGTCACAAACAATAATTACTCAAACTCCTGATGGAAAAGAAGTAAAAAAAGTTTATATGCCAGTACCATATAATATGACTTTTGAGTTGTCTATTATGACTAAACTCAATGATGACATGCTTCAAATAATTGAACAGATTATTCCTTATTTTCAACCAGCATATAATCTTCCAATTAATTTTTTAGGTAACTTAAAAGAGAAGAGGGATGTTCCTATTCAACTTGACAATATTACTATGGAGGATGATTATGAAGGTAATTTTGATACAAGAAGAGCTCTCATTTATACACTAACCTTTACAGCCAAGACATATGTATTTGGTCCTATATCGGATGTTAGTGGAGATATTATTAAGAAGGTTTCTATTGGTTATGTTGCAGGATCCAAGTCTGCTGGAACATCATCAGTAAGAGATCTTACTTATCAGGTAGTTCCAAGAGCTACTAAAGATTATAATGGAGACATTGTAACCTTGTTAGCAGAAAATGTTAATCTTACTGATGAAATTCTTGAAGTAGATGATGGAAGTGTTGTTAAGGCTAACAAGTACATTTATATTGGTACTGAGGAGATGTACGTTGAATCTGTAACTGGAAATAAACTAACAGTAAGAAGAGCTCAGGATAATACCACTATTCAGAATCATGTATTAGGATCTAAGGTTCTGGGTATTGATTACACAGAAACTGCTTCTGGCACTGGAATAGATTCATCATTAATTGAGTTTGGTGATGATTTTGGATTTGATGGAAATACATTCTAAGGTATAAAAAATGTCAGACTATGAAAGCTTGAATGATGAATTTAATATTACTCCTACTGAAATATCAGTAGATGAGAGTAAGGTTTCTGTTGGTATTGATAGAGAAAAGCCTGATAGATTTACCAAAGATGATATCACAAAAGATTATGAATATACTAGAGGAAATTTATATTCTATAATTGAAAAGGGACAAGAAGCTATTAATGGAATTCTAGAGCTTGCTCAGGAAAGTGAGATGCCAAGGGCATATGAAGTTGCTGGACAATTAATTAAGAGTGTTTCTGATGCTACTGATAAATTATTAGATCTTCAGAAGAAAGTAAAGGATGTTAATGAAGAGAAAGAATCCAAATCCCCCACAAATGTAACTAATGCATTGTTTGTTGGATCCACAGCAGAATTACAAAAGCTTTTAAAGAATAATAGTAAGTCTAAATAGATTGTAGGGAGAAAAATCCCAAAGTATTATACTAATAGGTTAGAAATGTCAGATATCAATGACGATCAATTACCTTCAATAGAAGATTATTCTGACAATTCTAATGAATTGCCATCTGTTAATGATTTTTTAATAGAACAAGAATTACCATCAGTTTCTGACTTCATAGAAGAGAAAGAAGAAGAGGAGATTGTAGAGGTAGAAGAAATAAGAGAAGAATTTGTGGAGGATAAAAATACCTCACACGATCTTAATGAGGTATTGCATCTAATTAATTCTGTTCGTAATGATATTCCAGATATTCCTGAGATTAGGTATTATGATGAGGAATTAGGGAATCTTTTAGAAGAAGTAAAACAAGTAAGAAATTCTATTCCTGAGGTAAAATATTATGATGAACAGATTGAAAAAATTGAGAATAGATTGGATCTTACAGATCAAAATATTGATGAACTTCCAGAAGTAAAATATTATGAAGAAGATATTAATTTTCTTCAAACTAGAATTGATAATATTAAGAAAGACATCTCAAATCTTCCTGAGGTAAAATATTATGAGGAAGATATTGAATCATTAAAAACTAATATTCAAGAAGTATTAGATAGTATTCCAGTTTTCCCTAAGTGGGTTAATGAAGTTAATGAAGTTCCTGATTTTTCTTGGATTGGGAAAACTTTTAGTGTTATTGATGATGACTTTATTAAAGTTCAGGATAATCTAAACTTAATTCAAGGAAGAATCACTACAGAAATTAGAGAACTTTCTGAAACTGTAGATACTAAGGAATTTGAATCTAAAGTAGATATTAAAGGCTTAACTAAAAATCTTGAAGAATCCAAGGATAAAATTTATAAAGAGTTAAAGGAATATTCATCAAGAGTATGGGATCATCGCGATCAATTTAAAGATGATGATAGAAAGTTAAAGAAACAATTATTGGGTGAGCATAATAAATTAAAGCAAAAATTAGAGAAGGATTTAAAGGAATTAAATGATACAAATATAGAATCCCAAAATACTATTACTTCAGCTCTTACTGAGTATTTTAATGAAGTAAAAGAGGACATTTCAAATCTTCCTGAAGTAAAATATTATGATAAAGATATTCAGAACTTGGGAGAAGAAGTATCTCAATTGGATGAGAGAATAGGAAGTCAAGGGATTAATATTAATGAGTTATATAAGATTGTTGAAGAGTTAAAGAAAACTCAAGAAGATCTAAATGAGTCAACCGTAGTTTCTGGTCCTGACCCATATATCAAGCAATCTAAAGATCCTCTCACTCCTATAGATCAAGATTTTGACACCTTAGCTAAATTAGCAAAGAGTTATAAGTTATTTACAGATAGAGTTCAAAAACAACTTTATAGTATAGGTGGGGGTGGTGCTGCTTTCATTAAGGATTTAGATGATGTCACTTTCGATCAAGAAACTGGTGGAAATAAATTACTCATTTATGCTGGAATCCAAACTGGTTGGATAGGAATTTCTAGTGAGGATCTTGGTGGTGGAACTGCATCTGAGTTGGCAGAAAATGCTACTGGAACTAATTTAACTTTAACTGGCGACTTAAATGTTACTGGTGATATTATATACGATGAAGCAAATGCTAGAAATTGGAATG